ATGCGTCCAGAAGCAGGCTTCACCCTAGCTGTAGTATAAGCTAAACTGGGGGATTCTTCGGAGTCCCCCTTTCTTTTTTATTCTTTTCTTTTGTTTTCGTAGGAGCTATTAATGGCTATATTTAGAGGTGAAGGAGGCGCGGGTGCTTCTGACACTAATGCTACAGTATCTTTAGTTACGCAGCAAGCTGTGATTTCCACTACGAAAGCAAGCGAAGCAGCCGAACACGCTACAACAGCAAGCACACACTCAGACACAGCGGCTGCTAGAGCCACGGCTGCAAGTGCTTCTGCCACTACCGCTGCTAATATATCAACAGGTGTGGCGGCTTATGCTAATGCAGCTATTGCCAGCGCATCTTCAGCGGAAACAGCTAAGACTAATGCTGAAACCGCAGAAACCAACGCAGAGACTGCTGAGAGCAACGCAAGCACACACGCTACCATTGCTACTACTAAAGCATCAGAAGCCGTTACAAGCGCATCTAGTGCGTCTACGAGTGCTTCTTCAGCAAGTTCTAGTGCATCTACAGCATCTACTCATGCAACCAATGCAGCTTCTAGCGCAAGCACTTCTGCTACACAAGCAAGCAACGCAGCTTCTAGTGCAACAGCAGCAGAGACAGCTAAGACTAACGCACAGACTGCTAAGACTAATGCTGAGACTGCTGAGACTAATGCAGCCAGTAGTGCAACAGCAGCGGCTACATCAGCAACTAATGCGGCTTCTAGCGCAACTGCCGCCTCAGATTTTATTGACTCTATAGGTACAGACCTTAGCTTTAATTCTGTAACTATCACAGGTAACACAGCCTTACAGTTACCCGCAGGTACTACAGCACAGCGGCCTACACCCACTACAGGACAGTTTCGGTACAACAGTACCCTTGGAGAGTTTGAGGGCTACACAACTGAATGGGGTTCTGTTGGCGGTGGTTCTGCTGACATTACCTTAAATCAGTTTACAGGCGATGGCTCTGATACTACGTTTACGCTTAGTGGACTAGCAACAGAAAACAATACCTTTGTATATATTGACGGTGTATATCAGAGCAAAAACAACTACACTGTAAGCACCGCTGACCCTGCTGTTCTTACGTTCTCTACAGCGCCTCCTAATACCACAGCCATTGAAGTTATGAGTGCGGCTATCTCTGTTAGCAACATAGGTACTCCAAGTGATAACACCGTGTCTACAGCTAAGATTTTAGACGGTGCTGTTACTACTGCTAAGATTGCAGATGATGCTGTTACCCCTGCTAAGATTGTAGACGGTGCTGTTACTACTGCTAAGATTGCAGATGATGCTGTTACTACTGCTAAGATTGTAGACGATGCTGTTACGAGCGATAAGTTAGCACATTCATTAGATGTCGTAACAGACTTGTCAATTGGTGGCGCTAGTGATGGCGTGGAAATAAGTAATGGTGCGATTGCCTTAAAGAACTCAGGCACTCAGTCTAAAATCGACTTTTACTGTGAAGCGTCTAACGCACACTACACCCGCATACAAGCCGCCCCTCATGGTAGCTATACAGGCAACGTAGTTCTTACTTTACCCGCAAGCGATGGTGATGCTGGGCAGGTTCTGCAAACTGACGGCTCTGGGGTTATGTCGTGGGCAACGGGAGGAGTATCACCGACAATACATTCGTACAGATATTGGAGAATGACTAATTTTGGCGATTATAGTTCTAATACTTACTTGGGGATGTGGGTGTTTTATGACGATTATGATGGGGCTGGTAACGTGTTGGCTGGAGGCCCGAATGCTGTAACTGCGGGAATAACTGCTACTGCGTCACATAGTAATGCAGATGCAGATCACCCTTTATCCACCAGTCCCTACTCATATTGGAACGCAGGCACTCAGGCACTCGCTCTACAGCAAACGTGGATCAAATATGCTTTTACAAGTAGCAAGACTGTAAAAAGCATGTCCGTTGCGTATAGACCTTGGAACGGCAACAGTGGTTTTGGTGGTGGCTACTTTCAAATTGAAGGGTCTAATGATAATACAAATTGGGTCAGGATTCATTCAGTCGGCCCGTTAGACAGGTCGAGTAGTTATTTTGAAGCCTCTTATTCTACGCTTTCAATGGAAAACACATTTAACTTAGTATAGGAGTTAAAAATGAATACAAGATGGACTATTTCAACCCTTGAGAGAAACACAGACAACGGTGTTGTTACTGCGTTTTGGATGGCGAGTAAAATAGACGATGGGTATCAGGGAAGTGTTTGTAATACTTGTTCTTTTACGCCAGATTCAACTTCTAGTGACTATATAGATTATGCAGACTTAACTGAACAACAGGTTGTTTCTTGGGTAAAAAATACACTAGGTCAGGATAAAGTATTAGAAATAGAAGCTGACATAGACAAACAAATAGAAGACATGAAAGAACCCTTGTCTGTAGGAGTACCTTGGTAATGGCTTTAACCAAAATAACGTCAAAGATGACTGACGATACTATCCCACAGAAGACTGCTCACGGGGCTATGAAGTTACCTGTGGGTGCTACAGCCCAACGTCCTACAGGTGAAGCTGGTGATCTACGTTATAACTCCACTACTGGTGAGTTTGAAGGCTACACGACAGAGTGGGGGTCTATTGGTGGTGGTATAGGTGCTGAATATATTTCTGCTACACCTACGCTGTCCAGTTCTGTTAAAAATAAAATTGTTATTGGTAACTACAGTAGCTATGTAAGCCCCGTTTTTATTATTAAAATAGGCTCAACAGTAATTCCACATACTGACAACTCAGGGACTTTAAGTATTGCACCGCCCGCTAGTTTTAGCGGTACACAAACTGTGTCTGTTGAGGCTTTTGATTTAGGAAAGTTATACAGTGCATCAGCTACGGTTAGCGTAGAATTGATTTCTTTAACTGCAAGATACTGGAGGCTTACTAATCAAGTGCTTGGGGGTACTATTATTAGCCGAAAGCCTATATACAAAGCGTGGCAATTATTCCCCAGTCTAGATGGAGGAGGAACTAAAAGAGGATCAGCCTCTGCTATTACAGCAAGTTATAATTATGGATCTTATAATGTACAAAACTTGTACGTAGGAACTTCGTCAATAAGTTGGTATCTACATAGTCACCCTAATACTCTTGCTAGTCACTGGGTACAATATGATTTAGGAAGCGCACAAGAAGTCTTGAGTATGAAATGGACAAACTATTCTTCGACAACTAGCTATTATGCTTCATCCTTTACTATTCAGAACTCAAATGATGGCACAAACTGGGCAGACGTTAAACAAATCACTCAAACTGGTGGCGGCAACACACTAAGGACTATTAACTTATGAGTTTATCTACAGATTGTGAAAACGCTATTTTAGAGTACGCCCCTTTAATTCGCCAAGTTAATGCATCATTTTTAGGAGAACACGCTGGCTACATTGGTCACGTTTTGCTTATGCTCAGAGAACGCTACTACGAACTAGAGGAAGCTGGTGAAACAGAATGGTCAATACCTGATGCTTTACGAGAAGAATTAGACGCAGACAAACCTTACTAGGACATAAACATGGCTACAAAAATTGTAACAAAAAACAGTTCTACAGCTTCAGCAGTTCCAACAGCAAGCGATCTTGTGCAAGGTGAACTGGCAGTTAATGTAGTTGACAAACGATTATTCACAGAAAACAATGCAGGCGCTATTGTAGAACTGGGTACTAACCCCAGCACTATAGACATTAACGCAGGCACTATTGATGGTGCTGTTGTTGGCGGTACTACTCCCGCTGCTATCACAGGTTCTACTGTAACCTCTACAGGTAACATTGTAGTATCAGGCACAGTAGATGGCCGTGATGTAGGCACTGATGGTACTAAGTTAGACGGTATTGAAGCTAGCGCAGACGTTACAGATACTACTAACGTCACCGCCGCAGGCGCGTTAATGGATTCTGAGGTTACTAACCTAGCACAAGTTAAAGCCTTTGACTCTTCTGACTATGCTACAGCAGCACAAGGCACTAAAGTAGATGGCATTGAAGCAGGAGCAGACGTTACAGACACAGCTAACGTCACAGCCGCTGGTGCGCTGATGGACAGCGAGTTGACTAGCGAAGCCTCTGTTAAGGCATTGAACCAAGGCGTAGCCACTACTGACAGCCCTGCCTTTGCTGGCCTTACTGTAGACACAACCACCCTAGCAGTTGACTCTACGAACAATCGCGTGGGCATAGGGACTGCAACGCCTAGCACTATATTAGATGTAAAAGGTGCGGCTGCTCGTATTCGTATCTCAGATACTGACACGTCTGGAACCACAGGCATAGAGTTTGTAGATAGTGGCGGCACAAAAGATGCTGAAATTGAAGTAGGTAATTCAACACAATATCTTGCATTCAAAACTGCTACAGCAGAACGCATGCGCATAGAGGGCAGTACTGTAAGCACAACAGGTTCAATAGCGGTGGGTAGAACATCACTGTCAGCGGCCACTGAAGATGCGGGGATTGTTCTTTCATCTTCGGGTTTTATATACAGCGTAAGAAACGGGACTTCTAATCAAACGCATATAGCTTTCATCAACAATGCCGATGTAACCGCTACTACTGCTGGGTCAATTAAAACAAGTGGTTCGACAACTTCTTATAACACTTCTTCAGACTATCGCCTTAAAACTGACGCACAGCCAATGACGGGTGCGACAGATAGGTTGAAAGCATTAAACCCAGTCAACTTTGAGTGGATTGCTGATGGTACTCGCGTTGATGGATTCCTAGCTCACGAAGCTCAAGCGGTTGTTCCTGAGTGTGTGTCAGGCGAGAAAGACGCAATGATGGAGGAGGAGTATGAAGTTACTCCAGAGGTATTAGACGAGGAAGGCAACACAGTAGAAGAAGCTGTGATGGGTACTAGGTCTGTTCCAGACTATCAGGGCATTGACCAGAGCAAGCTAGTGCCTCTACTTGTAGCCACCATCCAAGAACTAGAAGCGCGTATAACTCAAATAGAGAATAGCTAATGATTGATCCAGTCACGGCCATCAGCATAGCCACTAATGCGTTTGGTACTATCAAGCGCATGGTTGCTGCTGGTCGTCAAGTGGAGGATACACTAGGACAGATAGGGCGCTGGTATGGCGCTGTAAGTGATTTAAATGAATGTCAACGCAGAGCAGAAAACCCACCCTTGTTTAAGAAGATTGTTGCGTCACAATCTGTTGAGCAAGAAGCAATGCAGGTATATGCTCACCAAAAGAAAATACAACAGCAAGAGAAGGAACTCAGAGAACTCCTGATGTACACCTATGGTACAACAGGCTACAAGGAGTTAGTAGAGTTGCGTAGAAAGATTAAAGAACAACGAGAGAAGACCGTATACGCGCAGGAGCGCAGACGTAAGGCAGTATTCTGGAACACTATACAGATCACAGGCATCCTGGTATTAGCCACTGGTCTTTACTTAACAATCTCTTGGATCATAGGACAAGGAAATGGATGAACAAACTAAGGACATACTAGACGTAGCCGCAGGCTCTACAGCAGTATTAACTATGGCAGCTTGGCTACCGCCTATAGCATCGCTATTGACAATCGCATGGCTAGGTATCCGCATCTACGAGTCTGACACTGTGCAGAAACTAGTGCATGGTAAGAATCAACTTGACAAACAAGACTAAATAGTGTATAATATATGAGTATTTTAAATAGTTTAATAGGGCCAGTGACTGGACTTTTAGATAAATTCATTGAAGATAAAGATAAGAAAAATGCTATCGCCTTTGAATTAGCTACTATGGCTGAGAAGCATGCTCAAGAATTAGCTAAGGGTCAGATAGAGGTCAACAAGACTGAAGCAGCACACAAGAGTTTATTTGTGGCTGGCTGGCGACCCGCTATAGGCTGGATATGTGGACTAGCCTTACTCTATTCTACTATACTAGCTCCAATACTAGGCATCTGGTTTACTGTCCCACCTGTTGATAGCTCATTACTCACAAGTGTACTGATGGGCATGTTAGGCTTAGGTGCTATGCGTACAGTAGAGAAAACTAAGAACGTACAGAGAGAACGATAATGGGTGGAGGAAGCTGGACTAGAAACAAACGAATTAACGATGCAGTTGCTACTAGAGCAGCTTTGCGTCCTTCTCCGTCTGCTGTGCAAGGTGCTAACATAAGCCAAGTAACTGAACCTCCTAAATATACTGGAACTCCCTATCAAGGCATAGTAGCTCCTACTTATTCATCAGGTAGGACTTACGATTCTCCTGACCAAGCATTAGCTGGCTTAGGTTCTTTTCTTGGCAACATAGACAAAAGTGTTAAACAAACTGCCTCTAAAATAAACTACAATCAGTTTGATCCAGGTGACTTTGCTAGAGCAGGTTATAGCGGCCCTTCTAATGTAAGCAACAGAGCAGCGACAGAAGCAACTGCTGAGTACATTACTAAGAATAAAATACCTCCTTCTATAGAAAAAGACGGCCAGACTCTGTATTTAACTACAGGGTTAAGCGAAGATGTTTTAGCTAGGACTTTAGGCGATGACTATAAAGCGTCTGGTTCTTACGAGGCTTACGGCCCAGTAGGTACTTACTCAACAGTCTATCAAAAACCACAAAGTGTTTTATCAAGCATTAACCCTGTTGTTAGAGCAGCCCTTGGTGTAGCTACTGGCGGTCTTTCTGAAGGTTTTATAACAGGCGCTAAAGCAATAAGCGGAGAGACTCTTCACGGTGGAGATTATCTTTCTTTAGCTGTTCCTGCCCTAGAGAAATCAGGAATGCTAGTTCCTCCAGAAGCAGGAGCCACAGGCGCAGCAGCGGCTGGTAAAGGCATAGCAGGTCTAGGATATACTGACTCTGTTGGTCTATTGAGCGCAGCAGCCACGGGCGATCCTACAAGCTTTATTGTAGGTAAGTTTGGTAACGAAGCCCTTGACAAAGCATTTGAGGACATCCCTGTAGACTCAGACTTGTTAGGTAGATTCCAAGCTGATGATGTTAAAGCAGGCATGGTTAAAGTAGTTGATAAACTAGCTGGCGGTGCAGACTTTGACGAGGCTCTTGTTGCTGGCTTAGGTAAGTATGTTAGAGAAGGCGGTGGTTTAAACTTAGACGGTATGGACGTTGACTTAGGTGTTGTTGAAGATATTGCTAGAGCCGCTGTACGTCCTATAGGGCGCATAGGCACAGCCGCAGCTAAGTTTGTTAAAGAGGCTATTCCTGATGTAGACACTAGCGCCTTAGACCCTATTGAAAAGGCTATTAGACAAGCAGGCAGAACAACTGAAGATGTTGTTAGAGCAGGTGGTAGAGCCGTAGATCAAGCTGTTATACAGCCTACTAGAGAAGTAGCTAAGGCTTTTGATGATGCTGTTACACAACCTATTGGAGATGCTTTTTCTGCTTTAGATACCGCTGTTAGACAAGGTTTATCTGAGTTTGATGATGAAATATTACAGCCTATAGGTGATGTTCTTTCTGATGTAGATACAACAGTTAGACAAGGATTAGCTACCTTTGACGAAGAAGTATTACAGCCCATTACACAGCCTGTTGGAGATGTTATTGAAGACGTAGGACAAGCAATAGGCGATAATTTAAATGTTCCTAACTTCAACCCTAACTTGGGTCAGTTTAAGTTAGTATCAGACACAGGCGAACCAGCAGCACAGCCTTCTGCTACACGCACAACAGATGCTTTGTTTGGTGACGAGTTGTTTAAGTTTAAGACACCAATAGAAGGCACACAAGAGCGCCTAGACTACATTGACTTGAACAGTCCTTTCGATCAGTCACAAGAATTAGAATTAGAACTAACATATCCAGGTTCTACAGAAGAATCTGATGGCTTTTTTGAAGGCACAATTTACGAGCAACAACCACGGAGCTACAATTTCTAATGACTTACTTACAACTTGTTAATAGCGTATTACGCAGACTGCGGGAGGACGAAGTAACCACTGTTGGTCAGAACGCGTACTCTAAACTTATTGGTGAGTTTGTCAACGATGCTAAACGTACCGTAGAAGACGCTTACAACTGGACTGCTTTACGCACTACCCTATCCGTAACTACCGTACCTGACACGTTTAACTATGTACTAACAGGGTCACAAAACAAAATGACTGTGTTAGATGTTATCAATGATACTTCTAATTTCTTTATGCAGTATCGTTCTTCTAGTTGGATGAACAATGCTTTTTTGATTGACGAGCCGCCTAAAAGCACTCCTCAGTTTTACAGCTTTAACGGTGTCAACTCTTCTGGAGACAATGCTGTAGATTTATATCCTATACCTGACGCAGCTTATGCTGTTAGATTTAATATTGTTTTACGAACACAAGACTTTACTTTAGACGCAGATGCCTTGTCTGTGCCTTCTTCCCCAGTTATCCAACTAGCCACTGCATTAGGTGCTAGAGAACGTGGAGAAACTGGAGGCACTAGCGCAGCAGAACTGTTTGCACTGGCAGATAATACATTAGCTGATGCTATTGCTATGGACGCTGCTCAACATCCTGAAGAAACTATCTGGTATTCTTAATGGCACAACAATTACAGAACATTACAGTAGCTGCTCCAGGTTTCGCAGGTATTAACACACAGGACTCTCCTATAGGGATTGATCCTTCGTTTGCATCTATTGCAGACAACTGTGTTATTGACCAGCTAGGCCGTATTGGTGCGCGTAAGGGCTGGGAAGCTGTCTCTACCAATGGTTCTTCTGTACTAGGAAGTAGCCGTGGTATTGAGACTATGTACGAGTTTATTGACAACTCTGGCGATAAGGTTGTACTGTCAGCGGGTAACGCTAAAGTATTCAAAGGTACTACAACCTTAACAGACATAACGCCTAGTAGCTACACACCTACCGCTAACAATTGGAAAACAGTATCACTAAACAATCATGTATATATGTTCCAGAGAGGGCATGAGCCGCTGATAGGCACAGACGAGTCAGGCTCTTTTGTACTAGAAACTATGTCAGGCCACAGTCACAGCACAGGCACTGCGCCACAGGGCAACGAAGTCTTAGCAGCCTACGGTAAGTTATTTGTAGCTGATGTTACAGGCGATAAGCACACTGTCTACTGGTCTGACACGCTTAACGGTCATGCTTGGACAGGAGGCGCTTCAGGCTCATTAGACGTTACTCTGGTGTGGCCTACAGGCTTTGACGAGATAACGGCTCTAGCGGCTCACAATGGCTTCCTAATCATCTTTGGTAAGAAGTCTATACTTGTGTACTCTGGTGCATCCTCTCCTGCCTCTATGACGCTTACAGACACCATAGAAGGCGTTGGCTGTATAGCCCGTGACTCAGTACAGCACACAGGCACTGACATTATATTCTTGTCTGAAACAGGTGTACGTAGTTTTGGTAGGACTATACAAGAAAAGTCCATGCCTATGCGTGACATCAGCAAGAATGTACGCACTGACTTGTTGAGTCTTGTGTCTTTACAGGTTAATCCTATTAAATCTTTGTACAGTTCTGACGAAGCCTTTTACTTGTTGACGCTACCAGACAGCAACACTGTGTACTGCTTTGATATGCGAACACCTTTACCTGATGGATCGCAACGGGCTACTACATGGTCAGCTATAAATCCTTTATCTTTTGCTGTGTTAGAAGATGGTAAGATATACATTGGTATTTCTTCAGGCATTGTTGAATATAAAAACTATTTAGATGGTACAGAAAAGTACGAGCTACGTTACTTTAGTAATCCTCTTGATTTTCAAAATACTTCTAACCTAAAGTTCTTGAAGAAGTTTAACTTAACTATTATTGGTGGACAGAACACACCTACTACATTGAACTGGGGCTATGACTATACACAAAGCTACACTAAACAAGCGTTTACATTCGGCTCTAGCAACATTGGTGAGTATGGTGTTTCTGAGTATAACACTACAGCAGAGTACACCTCCTCTATTCTAATCAACACACCAAAGGTAAACACTAGTGGTTGTGGCGAAGTAGTAACTATTGGTTTAGAGGCTGAGATTAATGGCGCACAATTTTCTATTCAACGTATTGACATACACGCTCTACTAGGGAGACTTATCTAATGTCTAATTACACAAAGACAACTAACTTTGCTACAAAGGATTCTCTCCCTTCAGGCAATGCTGCTAAAATTGTAAAGGGTACAGAGATCGACACTGAATACAATAACATTGCGACAGCAGTGGCTACTAAAGCTAACTCTGCTAGTCCTACTTTTACTGGTACTGTTACAGCCGCTACCGTAAACGTCACAGGCACACTGACGGCTGATACAATTACTGGAGGATCGTACTAATGGTTATGTTAAAGGATCAGATGTTTCGTCAGCCTACGATGTTTGCTGGTGGTACACCTACTCGTCTTAACGACCCACGCGCTGCTATAGCTGCTGCACAGCCCTACGGAGCCACAGGCTTTAACACTACACTGCCTACACAGGCTCCTGTAGCTGCTCCTACCACTGTAGGACTTACTGGCATACCTTCTGCACCTAGTTCAGTAGGCGCTGGTGAGGTTGCTTTAGGTGGCGTTCTAGGTGGTCTATTGGGAGGCGGTATAGACTTACAGAATGTTCTAGGCACTGCTGGACAGGCTTATCTAGGTCAAGAAACTATCTCTGCTCCTTACGAGGTAGGTCGTGCTGGTTTAGAGATGGCAGAGCAGGTAGGACAGCGTGGTGCAGAAACAGCAGCGTTTAGACCCTACACTGTCACTAGTAACCTGGCTCGTGTTGGCACAGACCCCTCTGGTGGCTTTACTACACAACTAAGCCCAGAGCAACAGGCTCTACAGAATCAAATCATGGGACAAGCTGGTGGGTTCTTCAGTCAACTACAGGCTGACCCTGCTGCTGTACAGGCTGGCATCTACGAAGACATTAGAGCCACACAGCGTCCTGAAGAAGAACGTCAGCGTCTAGCGTTAGAAGAGCGTATGCTGTCACAAGGTCGCTTAGGACTGTCCTCTGATGCCTATGGCGGTGCATCACCTGAGCTACTGGCTATGGAGACTGCACGACAGGAGGCTATGGCAAGGGCTAACGTAGGTGCTAGACAGCAGGCATTGGCAGAGCAAGCACAGACTGCATCACTTGCTGGTGGACTGTTAGGCTCTGGTTACATACCACAGAATCAAGCACTGTCGTTGCTAGAGGCTAGTCAGATTCCTGCTGGGTATGCTGATGTTGGCCGCAGAACAGGTGCTGAGTTAGGTACTAAGTCTGGATTGGCTGGTATTGAGGCGCTGTTGCAAGGTACTCAGTTGTCTCAAGAAGCACAGCTACAGCTTAACAAAGGCTTATTAGCGTCTATAGCAGGTAGACAAGACCCTACAACTGGTAGCTTTGGTGGTGGTTTGTTAAGCAGTATTCTAGGCGGTAGAGAGTCTACTCAAGATATGCTAACACTGCCTACAACAGCTACTGACTCTTTCTTAGGCGGTAGTGACTTTTTAAGCAGTATTTTCTTACCTGAAGTAACTAACCCATACGATACAGGTTCTTTGTTTAGTGGTTATGTTCCACCAGCTATTCCATCAGCAGGGCAGCAAATAAACTTAGGCAATACACAAGCCCCTTCTAACTTTGGCTATCAACTGCCACCACTGCCTAAAATATAAGGAGACAGAACAATGGCACAACCAACAGATTTAACAGGAATGCTCACAGAAGGCTTGTTTCAGCCTACTCAG